ATGATCTCGGCTGTCTACGATCAAGACACTCAGACCTACCACATTTTCTTTCCTCGCCCCGGCGGTACACACACTAAACGCCTTAGCATGAATTTTCGTGCAGGCTACGAGCTAAGAAACTTTCAGTTAGGCGATACCCTTTTGCCGCGTTGCGGCACGTTCTTGGGCGGCAGACTAATGTTCGGAACAGCCGATGGTGTGTACGAAGCGACGGATAGGGTCGTAACTCAAGACACAGGGCTTGCCGATTTACGTCGATCCCCAATGCAGGCAGAGACGCCTATTTTGTGGCTTGGCGATTTCGTCGGGACCAAAAGAACACACACACTTATCTTACAGGCGTCGGGCAAAGGCCGCTTCTTCATTGATGCAATGGACGAGAGCGACAGGCCAATGGGTTCGATAGAGGTAAACCTAGACAGAATAGAGGGCGACAAACATTGGGGCGACGCCCCTTTAAGCTCAGACTACACATTCCCGTTCAGCCATCTTTTTCGGGGCGTTCGTCTTCGCTTTAGAACGGAAGATGGAGACACCGACAGCGACGTTACTGTAATTTCGTTCGCCTTTTTAATGCACAAGGAGAGATAGATATGGCCCGTCTAAAGGTCTTATACCCCGGAAACCACACATCATCAGGCAATATTGGTGCTGATGTTGAGAATATTGTTAGATATTTAAACTCTGCCGAGCTCGGAGACAGCACTCTAGCTGAGCTTATGAAAAAATTATTTGATGCAGAGGGCATATTTAATGCTCCCGTGCAACTTCGTAATGACACGACGCTGGGTCTTCAATACAGAACTGGTACTTACACCGAAGCTGAAACAGGTTGGAAGCAACTTGCTACGGCGGCTGCCCTTCGTGGGACGAGCGGCTCGGACGTAGGTACTATTGGTGCGCCATTGTTCTCTGCACGACAGGATTTTGTTGTAAACCAAGCGGCAGCAGATGGAACTATTGTTCACCCAACAGGGACTACCAGCTTCTCGTTTCTTCACGAACTTACCGACGCTATTGTTGTTTACGTAAACGGCGCACTACAAGCGACAAACACGTACACAACTGACCCGACAACAAACGCGGTAGTCCTAAGCGCGGCTACCGCTGCCGACGATCTTGTCACTCTCTACAAAGTGCAGTCGTCCAACGACAGTGGCTATAAGCGCGAAGACGTACTTGCGGGTGCATCGCAAGCGGTTTTCCCCTTTGTTCACACGGCAGATCAGCAAGTTCTGGTGTACCGAAACGGTATTTTACAGCGCGACGGTGGAACAAATGACTACACGCAACAGCCTGCAAACTCGACAATAACGTTTACATCTGCCCTAACTATAAGCGACTTGGTGACATTCATTATTGTGGAAGATACGTCCCAAGTTCGCGTGTCGGGCTTAATGACCGAAGACAAGTTTACCAACAGCAGTGGGTTTATTCCGTTTGGCAAGCTTGCAATAACAGACGCGGAAATTCCTACCGCAAAAGTGAATGGGATTACCGAGCTCTTAGCAAACCGTGGTCGTGTTTACGTGTCTGCTTCGGAACCTGTATCTGCTAACGCTGGTGATTTTTGGGTGGATACAGCCGCGAGCCCCAACGTACTCAAGTTTTACAACGGTACGGGCTGGTTGCTTACGTCGCCAGACACAGGCATCCCAGCTTTTGCTACGACTAACGCTCTACAGTTCCTACGCATCAACTCTACGGGTGGCGGGCTAGAATTTGCGGACGTAGATTTTACAGCCGTAGTTCCAAAAACCTACATAGGTGCTGCCGAAGGCGTAGCTGGACTAGATGCTACGGGTCGTCTCCCAATCGCACAGTTACCAGATACGTTTGCTACGCGTAGTTTCTTCTTTCAAAAGTCGGGCAGTATATCTAACGGGACATACGTCATTACTCGTGGCTTCAAGCAAAACATTCGCATTGACGCAATCGCTGCCAAAAGCGCTTCTGGAACTTGTAACATCCAAATGAAGATTGCCAACTCGCTTGCGGGTGACATAATTCCTGTAAGCTCAAGTCTTACAGAGCAAAACTTATCATCCTCAATCGCTATTGATGCTACAACCACATCTCGTGAAATCTCATTTGAGGTTACGTCTCAAAATTCTTTGACAGATGTTGAGGTTACTTTAGCGGCAGTAATCACCAACGTTTAATAGAGGTTCTGAAATATGGCACATGGACTTTCATCAGAACAGATGCACAAGATTGCACAATCTATGTCGGCTAAAGGTCGGAATGGAGACACCGAGCTTGTGCATGTCATGCCGGAAGAGGTGGCTCTCCTTGAGAAGATAGGTGCGGGGACCACAAATCCCCACACGGGCTTGCGTGAGTTCAATACTGCTCAAGAAAAAATTAACGCTATTATGGGCGCTGATGATTATAGCGGGTGGACATCAGAGCTAAACGATCTTGTAGCAGAACGAGATGCAGACAACGCTGGCTCAAGTAGTTCAAGTAGTTCTTCATCTAGCTCTGACGGTGAAAATTCTGTACGCCAGAATATTGCTAACTCTTTTACCCCGAACGACGGAATGTATTATGAGGGTGGGGTACTCTACAACGATGGTGGCTCTAGGGCTTCTGAGAACACTTCGTGGCAAGATACGGCTAATGCTGCCACACCGTTTGATGGCAAAAGTTACGTAAACGGTCAGATGGTCGATGGTGACGGAAACCCGGTGACAAGTGGTCACGATAGCGTTTTCAAAACAGTCACAAATGTAATTGGCCTTGTCGCCAATCCCGTCGCTTATCTCGCAGGCAACGCGATAATGGCAGGCGCTGGGGCTGTAAACGATTACTTTGATAAAGATGGTGATGGCAGCATGTTCACCACTGATGGGAAGTCAATTTTCAGCGGGGATGGTTCTGCTTCCACACGAGCGCCTATCACGCATGGAAGTGCTAACAAGTCTAACAAGTCTAAAACGTCATTAACTTCAGATGAAGATACTACTACTGAAGTAGCCACCGAAGACATATCTGGGGAAGCTGCTACGTATAGTGCAGTAGAAGGAAGCTTTGGATACACTGGCACAAGTAAGTTTAGCAGCCGCCTTAATGGGTCACAGTTGTTGACTTATAATTACGCTGACGGCACAGGCAAACCGACAGGAACATACAACGGAAACGAGAAGCCATTTCATATCTCGATGTCTGAAGAGAATGCAAAAGCATTTTCAATGAGCGAACAGGGCTCGAACTTAATAGACCAGTTAATATCAGATATGCCTGCTGATATAATGGATCAGCTAAACGGTAATATCTCGATGTTCACGACATCCGACAACAAAGTTGCAGTCGTGGCGGGAGACCCATCGAGCGGTTTTATCGAGGCTACGTATGAAGCCGACAAGGATGGCATGACTAGCGCGATGAACGACATAAATACAATGTTGGAATACGTCAAATTAGAGAACGATGCTTCAATTGACGGCGGCTTTATGGGCCGAGTTCAATCGTACAACAAGTTCAAGGGTCAGGGTACGCCTAGCCTTCAGATAGAGTTGACAAGCCTACAGAATGAAATGGCACAATATACTGATGGAAGCCCTCAGTACAAAGCTGCTCAGTCTGCGTACCTCGCAATCGAAAGAGAGTTGGCACGCAGAACACGTAGCGGAGCCGAGACTACAGCTAAAAACTCAGTTGATGCAGTGACTGATGCAGTATCGTCTGCCGCACAGAACCTAATTGCGGCATCTGCATAAGGGACGACGGAACACACTGACATAACTAAGGTCTTTAATAAGACCCGAAAGGAATAAGAAATGGCATTTTCAGCGGAAATATTCGGACCTAACACGGGTACGTCAATCTCTAAGCGTAAGGCGGCTATGTCTACATCAGACATGCTTTCAGAAGAAGGTCAAAACGGTGATAGCATGATGATACACGCGTCACCATTTACGATGAAGCTCCTTCAAGACATCGGGGGTTCTGGCACTGTAAATCCCAAAACGGGTATGCTTGAGTTCTACAATGTAGACGAGATGATGAAGAAGAAGATGGGTTACTAATTTGGCACGCTGGCTAGATACAGTCGAGGGAATAACAAATCTCTTTAAGATAGATGAGTATTATAAATCTAAGCCGATTTTCTTGCTCGCAAACTCTGTCTTCCCAGCTTTAAAAAATGACAAGTACGTGACCTACAAATCGGGTTCAGAAATTAAAGGCTTATGCACATACGCCTTTCTAACAAATGAAGAGATAGCGACTAATGAATTTGATGGCGAAACGGTCTTTGCGCGCAATGAGGGTTCAAATCTTCATTTTTGCCAGTTCCTTTGTCATGGCACTAAAAGAGAAGTTTTTAAGTTTGTTAGAGAAATACAACGAACTCTCTCAGAGAAGTACCCGGATCACATGAACGCATCTGGTACACGAAAGAAAAGCGGGTCTACGCGTCCCGAACTTTGGTTCAGAAAGGACTTAACATGAGCCGCTTATACAATCCATTCATGCCGACAATCTCATTTGTGAGCGGGCTTTTACGTGATAACGACGGCGGCGGCGGGGGTGGTAACGACGACAACAACAGTTCCACGACTGTCAAATCTGGCGACACGCTTTCTCAAATTGCGGAAGACAACAATATGTCAGTTGAAGAACTGGCATCAGCCAACAACATTACCAACTTGGACAGCATCCAAGCGGGTCAGACTTTAGACTTATCTGGCGCGAACTCTGGTAGCTCCACGTATAATAATGGTGTGGGCACTGGCGGTATTGGTAGTAATAATAATAGCAGCAGCAGCAGCAGCAGCAGCAGCAGCGGCGGCGGTGAAGGTTCGGCTTCTAGTGGTACAGAAGTCCCCGGTGATGGGATTGATGGACCGATAAATACGAACAAGTTTTCCACAGATACTGGCGTTGTG